GCCGACCCACCGCAAGGCGAGCGGGTTGCCGTTGTTGTCGCGCTGGGCGATGTAGACGCGCCCTTGTCCGCTGAAATATGCCATGTGTCACTCCTTGTCGATGATGGTCTGGGCCTCGAACGGGATGGTGATCAGCAGCAGCCCGTCCTCATAGATCGGGCGCGGCGCATCCAGCGGCTGCAGCGCCAGCGCGCCGTTGCCCTTCCAGCGGTACAGCCGCGCCACGATGCGCGTGGCGATGTCGGCCGCCTCGGCGCGCGCCGGCGCCCCGCTCGTCACGTCGGCCACGTTGCGCACCGCCAGCACCGCCAGCCAGCGCACCGCCAGCAGCACCGCGCCCGGCGACTTGGCGTCGGCCACGCGGTAGCCGTCATAGGTCACGAAGATGGCGGGCAGGCGCTTGTCGCCTACGCCATCGGGTGTCAGCGCGCTCATGCCGTAGACGCCGCTGACCCCAGGAATGCCCTGCAGCCGGTCACAGATCTCGCGTTCCAGGTGCAGCATCAGTACTCCAGATCGCGCATCACGCGGCGCGGCGCGCTCCAGGCCACGCCGGAGGCCGCCGCGCCGAGCGCCACGTGTCCGTCGGCGATCGCCTGCAGCAGGCGGCGCGCGTCCTCGTAGCGCAGCCGCACCTCCTCCGAGGCGCGGTCATCCCACAGCCGGTAACGCGCGATGTCGCAGGCGACGCGGCGCAGCACCGGCGGCGGCGATGCCAATGGCAGCGCATAGCGGCCAGCCAGATAGGCATCGATCTCGGCATCGGCGTCGAGCAACGCGCGCTCGGCCACCGCCTCATCGGCAGCGCCCGACGGCGGCGTGTCACGGTCGGTGAGCTGGGCGATCTCGGCTTCGCCGTAGCGGGCCACCAGATCCGCAAACGCGGCGTAAACGGCCATCGCATGCCCCAGCAGACGTGCTCAGGACGCAGCACGCCCCCTGCGGCGCGGCTCCGCCGCAGGCGGCGCGGCTGGCGTCTCATCCTCAGGCGCGGGCTCGGCCAGCTGCGCCTCGATGAGCGCCAGCGCCTGCGGCTGCGGCAGGCGCAGCATGGCGCCGCTTTCGAGGCGGCGCCCGTCATGCACCAGCCAGTCGCAGCGAATGCGCACCTGCATCAGGCCACCGCGTTCTGGATCAGGAAGCCGGCGTCGGCACCGGCGATGACCGGCGCCACCTCGTCGATGATCTGGTAGACCCAGGAGCGGGTTTCGCGGTCCTGGTACGGCTCTTCCACCATCGGCGCCTCGCGCAGCCGGTAGGTGTAGCCGTACGACGGACGGCCGGCATCGGCCACCCCGCCGATCGCGGTGAACGCGAGGATCGCGTCCTTGCCCCAGACGTCGGCCATCGCGCCGGTGGAGTCCAGATAGACCGCATCACCCACGACCACGCGGTCGACGCCGAAGAGCGCGGCGAGCAGTTCAGGGGTGGCCACGTCGCGCGAGGTGTACTTGATGCGATCGGTGATGGCAGGGTTGGTTTTCAGCGCCGCGAAGACACGCCCGGAGATGAGCAGCGTATTCGGCCGCGCGCCGATCTGACTGCGCACGGCCTCTTTGTAGGTCTCCACCTGCGCCACCGGGTTGGAGGCCGGATCGGACCACTGGCTCGTGCCCGACAGCGCCACCTTGTTGCTGGCGGCGTAGGCCGAGGCGTTGCGGGCCAGATCGGCGCAGGCCTTTTCCAGGCGCAGGCCGATGATGTCCTGGCCGCGGCGCACCGCCGCCGCACCAAGATCGACGCCGGGCACCTGCGCGGCATCGTCCATCAGCTCGTAGGGCACCCCCTCGGCGATGGCGTGGTTCTCCAGCGCGTAGCTCTGGCTGCTGTAGGCCGAGGTGATCCGCGCCACCTGCGCGCCCGGGGCGCGGGCGGTGTTGTACAGCCGGAAGTGCTCCTTGCCGAACTGGATGATCTTGCCGCCGCGGGCGCCGACCGGCACCACGGGAAACAGCGCGGTCGCCGCGTAGGCGGCGTTCGTATAGCCGCGGGCGATCTCCGTGAGAACAGGATCGATGACGCGCGCGGCACTGGTGGTCATTTGCGGCATGTCGGACTCCTACTTAGGCGGCGTTGGGAATGAGCAGCACCTCGACCACGTCGCCGGCGCCGGCGGCGGCGGCCAGCGCCACACCGACGCGGGCGCCGGAAGTGGCCCATGGCACAGCGCGGCCCTGCGCGTCGCACTTGACGGTGGCGCCTTTGCTGATGGCCGCGCCCGCCTCTACGGGCGCGGTGCCGAGAGCGACGACGGGGACGATTTCGCCTGCGGCGCCTGCGGCCGACAGCGCCACGCCGATGGTGTTGGCGTCGGCGCCGGCCTGCGCGCCGGCGGCGGTGACGAAGCGGTGCGCGGCGATGGCGCCTGCGGCGGCCACCGGAATCCGAAGCGCGGGACGGAATTCGTAGCTCATGCTGACCTCACTGGACGATGCGCTCGACCGCGCGGACCGCGGTCAGATAATCGGCGCCCGGATGGGCGGCCTGCCATTGCACTGCGCGCGCGTGCAGCGCAAGCCCGCGCTCCGAAAGACGCCAGCCGTGCGGCACCGCGGGCGCCGGGATCTGCTCTTGCGCGGATGGCGGCGCCGCCGATTCCCCGAGCGACACGCGCGCCGGCAGCCCGGCGATGAAACGGCGCAGCACGTCGATGGCCGGGCGCTCGCCCTCGGCCAGCGTGATGGCATCGGCGGTCTCCAGCCGTTGCATCAGCGCCACCAGCGCCGGCGTCTCGGCCGGCAGCAGGCGTCCGGCGGCTACATGCGCGGACAGCTCCTGTTCGTAGGCGGCGCGGCGCAGTTGCGCCTCGCGCGCGGCCAGCGCTGACTCGCGCTCGGCAAGACGACGCTCGCGCTCGGCGAGCTGGGCATCTGGGGTTGCATCGGACATGGTCATGGTCTCCACGGTTGGACGGAGTCGGGGCTTGCCGGGGCGGGCCACCGTGATGGTGCCGCCGCCGGCGGCATTGGCATCGAACCGAGTCGGCGCCAGACCCTTGACTGCGGGCGGCACGGCGCCCAAGTAGCCAAGGTGTTTCAGCGCCCAGACGCCCGGGCTTGGGTTGCCGGGCGCCTCTGGCGTCCACAGGCTGACGCTGACGGAGCGGTATCGGCCCTCGCGCACGAGATCGGCCATCTCGGGCAGCAGATCGACCTGCAGCCAGAGCGCACCGTCGCGGAAGGTTGCTGCCGACACCCATCCCCAGGCCGGATCCTCGGTCTGCGGATGCCCGATGACCACCGGCGCCAGATACACCGACGGGTCGTACGCGGCGGCGATGGCGGCCACGTCCTGCGCCGACAGTGTGATGGGCTCGGGGTCGGCCGGCCAGGTGCCCGGCAGCAGCGCTTCGACGTTGGCGCGTACCATGCGCCGGCCTGCGGCGGCGGCGTGCGCGTCGGTGGCGAATGGGGCGGAGTACACGGCCGGCATACTGCCGGCCGCAACGCGCGGCGCGTAAGACCGACGCGGGTCGCAGCGCGGGCGCCGGCCGCGCCGTCATCCCGCGGCCGCGCGCGGCGCCGGCCCGGTTGTCATCCCGAGCGAAGCGAGGGATCTCAACGCATCGATGCGCATGAGATTCCTCGCCTTCGGCTCGGAATGACAGGGGGCGGCTCGGAATGACAACGGGGGCGCGAATGACAAGGGGCGGCGCGCGGCCCGCTTGTCATCCCGAGCGAAGCGAGGGATCTCAACGCATCGATGCGCATGAGATTCCTCGCCTTCGGCTCGGAATGACAGGGGGCGGCTCGGAATGACAGGGGCGGCCGGAATGACGGCCGGCGCTCTTCCAACGGCGAACCGCTGCTTGGTGGACATGACCAGAAGCTCGCCGATGTCGGCGAGCGCAGGCCGCAGATGGGCCGCGCGGCGCGCCAGCGCCGAGAGCGCGGCGAGCATCTCGCGGTCGTCGATCTCGATCTGGATCATGCCTTCCCCCTTGTGCTAGAGTGCAACCGTCCGCGATGGCCATCGCGGATCGGGGTTGGAAGCCCGGAGTACAGGC